GAGCTCTTAGCTTCTGCCCTTTGCTGTTTTTCTAGCTCTCTTATATCTGCACGTCTTTGTCTAGACCGAGCAAGAATAGCCGCACCACGACTAGGTTGCCCACCAACTTGCATCATTTCCATTAGGCTACCAGATTTACCCATATCAAAGCCCATCATATTAGGGCCGGATTTCATAGGTAAGTAACCTTTTGATTTTGAGGAATGTTCAATCATGGTATAATTCCTTAGAATTTAATAAAGTTTTTATCATATTTCCACCTCTACTCGCCAAACTGATGTAATATAATAATCTATAGTACCACCAGCAGGATCAGAGTTAGCCGCAATACTTATACCAACTTTAGATCCAGCCTCTACTTTTGGAGAGTTATTAAATTCAGACTCATTCACAGTAAGCAAAGTATTACTAGCAAGAGTAGGTGTGTATGTAAATCTAGCAACTGTATCTGTATTTGTATCTCCATCGTCTTGTCTGTGTATTGTAAATGTAATGTCTGCTGTTGTTGTCCCCGCTAAGGATTCTGGTCTAAACAATATTTTTTGACAGGTTATAGTGTAAGGAGTTAGAAAGGCACTTGTAGCATTATCCATGTTAGCTTGCTCTTCAGTTCCCTGCCAAGGCAAAAGTATAACATCCGTTCCTATGTTATCGGAAAAATTGTGAATAAATGTTCGGTAGTCTATAAATTTATGTGAATACTTTAATGTATTAGCGGTCAACGTTCTATCTACATACTGATCGCCATTGTTAGACATATACGATTTCCACAACTGTCCAAACTTTTTTCTGTATATTGCTAACTGACTATTTGATTTTTTCTCAATGGCAATCTGTCCTTCTACCATACCATTTAAAGATGGCTTGCCTTGAAACTCTACAGAGGTTTGTTTTGTGTTTTGGATTCTTCTAGTGTCTCTATCCATTAGGTAACATTTTTATTTCTAATATATCTATATTCAATGCTAATGTCATTAAATTCATATACTCCAGATGTAGTGGCCGCAAACTGTATTTGTATGCTTTGACATTGCACAGTGGAAGCTGGAGTTAATGTTACCACGTCCCACGCACCGCTAGTATCTGCTAAATTACCTGTGAACGTACCACCACCTCCACCAGAAAAATTTTGCTTACCATCAATAGCATATTTAAAAGGAGTTGTTACAGAGCCATTAGATTTATAAGTAACAATAACCTTGTATACTTTTTTAATAATACCGGGTTCACCAAAATCTATATCTTTTGTAATGAAGACTTGATGTGCGTTTCCAAGGCTAATAGGTAAAAACTTTTTAAAGTCAGATGTGGTATCTGATGCACTGCTATTAGTTGCTACAATTAAATTATTATTCCAATCTGTAGAAAAGTTGCTAAACAAATGACTGTCTGTAAAAATAAGGTCATGAAACACCCACCCATCTGAATCAAAATCATATATCCAACCTTCATCTGAATTGTCAGAAGAATCATTAGGGCTTCTCATAATAACTAATGAGTTGCTAATGCTATCGTAACCAATCATGGGGTCTTTTACATTTGCCGTACCACGATACCATGCGTTCCATGTCTTATCTGCACCTGTGCCAAGAAATGAAGCTTTGCTAACTGCAATCTTATCTTTAATAAGATTGGTAACTCTCTGGCCATCATATATATAACATCCGTCTTCAGCAACCCAAGCTATACCATATTTTGTTTTTGTTACGCTAAATATTTTATTTACACCCGAATATTTAATCGTTTCCTCTAAATACCAATTTGCTGGACTGGGACTTGCTATATTAATGATATGAACAAGATTGTGCTTAAAGGCTACTAACCTATCGGCATAAGATTCTAAAGCTGTATATACTCCATAATCACCCTTAGAAACATCTATAAAGTTGTGCGGTAGTATTGTATCAAATTTATTAATTTCACTATACATAATCCTGTCACCAAAAGTTTCTAACTCTCCAGAAGAGCCAATAACTCTAACATTTGCTATAAAAGTCCTACGGTTTTCTACAACGGAGGCTTGATACGACTCACCTGCACCACCTAAAGATACGTATTTTACATCTGGTGCAAATCCATTAATTGTAGTATAAGTGTCTAAATTGGGTTTGCTTGCATTTCCAGTAGCATCTGCAATCACACAAAAACCCTTATCAACAGCAGAGGCGTTTTCTGTCCAAGCAACATGATCTCCGTCTATAGTAGTTCGCACGCCCTTTACAATATCTATATCTACAAGCAAGGCTAACTCATTATCTGTATTTGCCTCTCTAATATATATTCTACCGCCAGATATTCTCCCTGTATAAGCAACATCAGCGTAAACAGAGACCCTCATAGATTTGCCCGCTGTTTGTGCATGGGTAAATGCCGCTATAGTAGCCGCACCGTCCCCCATTCTAACGGGTACAGATTCTTGGTTTCCATCATATAAAAAACTTTGATAAAATTCGTATGTTAACCCCTCCCAATCACCATCTGCTGTACCGTTACTGACACCAATATTAAAACCAACACCCCTCCTCAAAATAGGCGTTTCGTTGTTTGAGTAGGTATCTGAACCTATACCACCGTAATTTCTTTCGTATTGAACATTAGGTGCTAAACCAGCCGCAGGCTTTGTACAAAACAATATTTCTGTTGGTCTAACATCATAGTCTGTATTAATAGTTATCAACTCACCAGCAAAATTTTGATCTAAAACATCATTTGTGCCATCATCAAACACAAAAGAAGTAGAAGTTGTTACAGCTCCGTCTAATAATAAAGCAGTATCGCTTGCGTTTCTTAACTTTCTAGCCACTCCCCTTGATTTATTACTGGATTCGTTAAAATATGCACCTGCGGTATCCGTTGCATGAGTTGTATGACCAAAAGCTATTGTAAGATTAGCACTGTTTGTTTCTGGTGATCTTAAAACGCTAGAGTGCTCTTGCCACTCTGCAAAAGTCAAACCTAAATTGTGATTGAATTGATTTCTTTGTATGTACCCAAACCATTTTATGATGCTTGTGTTAGTAGTTTCTGTATCGCATACTCGTAAAACCTCATCTACAAAATGATATATATATTTGGCACCATTTGTACCTGCTAGGGTCGGATTTATCTTTTGGTTGCTCCAACCATTATTTGTAGATGTATAATCTGTAGTAGCGTTGTTAGACCAAATGTCTACACCAGCCGCATTTGTGCTTGTCCCTCTTTGTCCCAACGCACACATCTTATCACCAGTAGACCTAATAACCCTTATTGTAGGGTCTGTACTTCCAGCAGAACTTTCATTTGTAATACCAGTCCCTTTTAGCACATAGTATACATCTCTGTCTTTAAAAGTAAAGGTTTCACCAGCAGGAACTGTTGTGACAACAGCATCGCTTAACTCAAAAGTAGCCGGATCGCTAGTTTGCGTAACACTAGCTATAAATGAACCAGCTTTAACACCCGTGCCCGTAACAGACATACCAGCAGTTAAATTGGGTATTGCAGTATCCATTACAATGGTGGTTCCAGAAGTTATATCACTATCTTGAGTTTCGGCTGTAATCTGACTTCCTAAAGCAGAACCAGAGTTTAAGTTATCTACAACTTGAGCTACTAAAAATATACCATTGTTCTGAGCAGTGCCTGTAACCTTTATAAGGTCTCCTACCTTAATCAAATTACTAGTAAATATAGTACTTATTGTAGAAGTTACACCGCCTACTATTTTTAAATATGACGTTGAAGGTATTGGCATTTATAAACCACTTCCTTGCTCCGGAGCTTGAGTGTTACCATCTGGATTTGTAGCAACCTCAACAAACTCTATATTACCATCACTCGTACCAATAGTCAATGCTGTACCGCTTTTAGTTTCCGTTATAGTTTGATCTGCATCTTTACTATGATCTGACTCAAAATAAAACAAACCAAAGCCACCTAAAACTGTATTATTTACAGAGGGAATGTATTGAGTTAAGTTTGTAGAACCATCGGAGTCTTCAATGTGATTATATAGGCCACCAGCAGTTTTTATCTTTCCCAAGGCATCAATAGACATATTCTTAATAAACGGATACTGCCTGTCTGGCAAGTCTCTAGGGTCTTTACGGTTATTCATACCACCAGACCAGTCATTTATTTTGTATATCTGCTTAGGCATTACTTACCTTTAAATACACCTTCTAGCATATCTGTCATTACATCAACCAACTTCTCAAAAAGCTCCTGCTCTTTTTCTTCGTTGATCCAAGGTATATTTACCTTCTCGTTAATTTTTGTAGCTAAATTTTTTGTGAACTCATCCGATGCTAAATGCTTTAACGCTTCTTCCTGCATCTTATCTGCCTGCTCTTCGGCAAGCTTTACTAACATTGACTTAATATCCATTTAATCTTCCTTTATTTTCTTGGTTTTTAAATACAAATAATAAATTTGTACTGCAAACATTATACACATAAGAACACCAGACAATAAATCTGTCCAGTATACAATACCTAAGCTTGTGCTTAATCCTGTTACCTTTAAACTATCCATTAGTGTTTACCATTTATTCTGCTTAGAGAACCATCTATCCTAGATACTTGGTTGTCTAAGTCGTTTATCTCTTTCGTTAAAGCATCAAACTTGCGATCTAGTTTATCGTCTGATTGATTCCATCTGTTGATAAGCTTTATAATCATACCTTCCATGTTTTCTAATGTTTCAGACTGACCCTTATTTTCTACTTTTAAATTTTCTAATTGTTCTTGCTGTTTAGCACTTTTGTTTGACAATGATATAACTAAATATACGAACATAGCACCAACCACTCCTATCATTCCTGCTTCACCGTATATTGCTAAAAAATCCATTACTTCTTCTTTCTCTTGCCCCAACTTAGTGGGTTAATGTTAAACTCTTTTTCGTAGAAAGCTACTTTTTGTTCAAGCTCTTCTCTCTTAACCCGTTCTTCCACGATGTGCTTATCAAGTAAGCTCCCAATTTGTTCGTCTGCATAAGTAACTTTATCTTCCAGCTTTCTAATGCGGCTTTCAATCTGCCAGTAACCATAAACCAACATTCCGATAAGGACTGCAATCTGACCCAGCCATTTAAGGTTAATGCTAACAATGGCGTTATCGTCAAGAATAGTAGTCCTATAACTTCTAGCGGTATCTGGCTTTGCACTCACTTTACCTCGACTTTTTCCCAATCATTATGTAAGTAGCACCAATTAGTATGATCAGACACACGACCATGATACCAATGTGTAATAGAGTCAGCATCAACAATCTCTATAAACACTGTATTTGTAAATTTTTCCTCCTCTCCTATTGGCACGTTTGCCACTATCCACCCCTGACTTGTGCAACTGTGGATTGCTAACATAACTAACAGGAATGTTATAACTCGTATGTACAACTTCAAAGTCTCCGTTTTTTAATGTTTTAATTGTTTTGTTCATAGCACCATCCACCAAGCTATACCAGTTTCTACAATTATATCAGCCATAGTGTTATATGCCCACGCTTTTTTGGTTCCGTATGTTTCCTCATCGCCTTCAATAACCCATTCAAATACCTCCCACAGAACGCCTACGATAAACACACCCATTACACACCAAAAATCTGACCAACTCAACCATTGGAATATTTTACATAAAAAAGCACCAGCCGCTAAATGATATGCAGTCCACCCATCTAACTGTCCAGTGTTATATTGCCATGATACTAGTGTCGCTAAAGGGTTTTTCATTTGTTCTGTATCACGTTATTTACAAGCTCATGCTTGCCTATTATCATTCTCCCACTACCACCACCATGTTCATCATCGCATTTATCAACATAAGCTTCTTCTATCGTATCCCAACTATTGCTTCTCTTTATAACTTCTCCATTGTAAACTAAAAAATAACTATACCTAGAAGGATAAGTAAGGGTCTCTGTTGTACCGTCTGGATATTTCTTTGTACGAGTCGCACCGGGAGTTGTATTTCTATACAACTTTAGGTCGTGACCCTTAGAACTTTTCCTTATCAGCATTTACTTGTCCTCTGATTCCTCTTCTTTAGATAAAGATTCTTTAAGCATATTGACAAATGCATTGTACCCAACTGCTAATTGCTCAGCTACAAATTGATTTGTTCTCTGCTTATTTTGTATATCATTAATATGATTTACCATTACTTTTTGCTCATCAGTCATATCCTCAATGATATACTCTTTATCATCTAAGGTCAAGACTGGCTTCTGTTCTTTTTGTTTTTTAGCCATTTTTGACTCCTTTTTTGTTAAATTTCTTTAGCCTGTTTATCCGCCCATGCTTTTTTAATGTCATCTGTCCATAAAGCACCAGCTAAAGCCTGTATTTCTGCAGATTCTCCAGATACATCCATATCTGGTGTCAATACTTTTCTATGATATTTGTAAGAGATTTCTGCACCATCTTCAATGATCGATGTTTTCGTACGAACATTGATATGCTTATACTCACCTCTTACTTCATAATCATCTTTTTCTACTTTACTAAGATTACTCATATTATCTTTCCTTTTTAATTATCCAATTAAACTGTATATGTTCCAGCAAAATAAAGTGCATTTTTATTTTCACTTGTTCCATCCGTTACATCTGAAACTGCAACATTATTAGCATCTACATTATAATCTGCATAATAAAGCTGAATTATTGTACCGCCAGCAATAACTAATCCATGAGATGGATTTTCTCCTACCCATCCACCAGCATTGCTAATAAGTATAGAAGCATTACCATTTGCAGTACCTGAAGTGCTTGCTCCAGCAGTAAAAGGCAAACCACCAATAGCAACATCTCCACTTGCAGAGCCTTTATTAACAGCATCTGTTCTTAAAAATCCTTGAATATGAACGATGTTACCTATCTTTGTGTACTTTCCTTTGACTAATGAATCATAAGTGACTGAAGTGAAATCTGTGCTATTAGTTGTAAGCGTGGGGGTAAATACTCCTTCTTCATATCCATCAAGAACCTCTGAAGATGATGTGCCTGCATCTGGTGCTGGTTGGGTAGCTGAAAAGTTTATTCCAGCACAATGAACTGTAGCACCACTATCTTGTGCCATATAAACAGCAGTTACAGAACTATTACCAAGAGTTACTGAATTATTTGTTACTGCTGTTGCACCTTGACCGATTGCAGTTTGGTTTTGAGCATCTGCTCCACTTACATCACTTTGATCTCCAATACATACATTATTATCTCCTGTGGTAACTGTAGACATTGAGTTCCAGCCTACTGCTGTATTTCTTGTACCATTTGTAAGCGTTCTTGCTACTAACCTTCCTACAACTGTATTATGAGTTCCTGTGCAAGTGCCTTGATCCATTGATGTTCCAATAACAGTGTTATTTGTACCCGATGTAATGGCAAAACCAGCTTGGTATCCAATTCCAATATTTCCAACATTACCACTTCCACCAACTTGATTTCCTAATGCTTGATAACCTATGGCAGTGCTTTGACTTGCTACTGTTTCAGCACTCAAACTTTGATAACCAACTGCTGTATTACCAGCACCAGAAGTCAATGCTTTGAGCGAATCTCTACCTATTGCAACAGTTCCATCTGCCCCTGTGGTTGTGCCACTTGCACCTTTAAAAGCATTTTGACCTATTGCAACTACATCTTGAATTGCAACACTTGCTGGGACAAGAGACATACAATCGCCACCTATTGCTACATTTAAAGTTGCTGTTGTCGCTGTACCTAATGCCGAATCTCCTATAACTATATTACTGCTACCTGTGGTAAGAGCATCGGCTGTCAATCTACCAACGATAGTATTGTTTGACCCTGTGGTTATGCTTTCTCCCGCAGATTTTCCTATGGCTACATTATTTGCAGAATCACCTTGAGCAACGTATAAGGCTCTATGCCCTACAGCTACGTTTGCATTTCCTGTTAATGCAGATGCAGAATTTGAACCTAATGCTTGAGTTCCTACTGCCACATTCTGCTCTGAAGTTGTTCCTTCTTTTAATGCTTCATATCCTAATACTGAATTATCTCCAGCCCCAATGGAATCCAACATTGCCTGATAACCAACAGCGGTATTCCTTGCTCCGTTTTGAATATTTTCACCAGCACTTCGCCCTACTAAAACTGTACCATCTGCAACTGAACTATTTATGTCTAAACCAGCATATAAACCAATAGCTACAACATTAGATACATCAGTTGCTGTGTTTAATGCTTGTACACCTATAGCAATATTTTGATTTCCTGTTGTGAGATTTTGACCTGATTCTTTTCCAACAGCTACATTATTACTTCCTGTGGTAATGTCAAATAAAGAAAGTGAACCAACTGCTGTATTACCAGCGACTGCGCCCTCAGCATTGTACATTGCACTTGTGCCGATAGCAGTATTATTACCTCCTGTAATTGCATTACCACCACCTTCACCCATAGAACTACCACCAATAGCAATATTACTACTGCAATTTGTCATGCTATTACCAGCCCTATATCCAATAGCTATATTATCTGAAGGAGTAGTTGCTCCAATCAACGAACCTAAAGCCTCAGTACCAATAGCAATGCTTCTTGTTACATGAGTAATATTTGCAACCATAGCACTATTCCCAATCGCAATATTATCTCCACAAGTACCAGCATCAGTTCCAGCAAGAGCTTGATAACCTATTGCAATTGAATTATCCACTGCATCTGCTTGGTACAGAGCTTGATGTCCAATAGCTAAATTTTTAGTAGCTCCAGATGCGATTGCATTACCAGCTTGATAACCTAAAAATGTTGAGGATGCTTCCCCACTACTATCATTATTAGAAAGCGAAATTCTGGAGTTGGCATCAAGTTTAAACCTTACACTAGTATCAACAAGAAACTCCATTTCATTACTGCTATGTAAATAAGCAATATATCCTACATCGTTATCATCTACATCTCCAAAATAGATTATATTATTTGCACTATTTGGTGTTAAAAATTGTAATCCAGCATGACTATTATTTTCAATCGTTAACTGTGCATTAGCATTTGAATCTATTGTACCGGCAGTTGCTTTATGGATGTGAAGATTTGTGTCTCCAGAGGCAATCCCAATTCCAACCTTATTTGACTTTATAAAAACAGTATTTGAATTAGATCCGTCTGTTAAGACAAGAGTATCTTCGCTTGAATCATTAAAAATATTTGCTTTTACAGTTGTTCCTTCACGAAACATTAAAAAAGAATCTCTATCTGTCGCCGACCTAATATCTACAGTGCCACTTGAAGAAGCATGAGTTGATTCTACTATTAAATGACCATCAGCAGTAGAGTTAAAAATGTGCATTGTACTTGAAGGACTTGCAGTTCCAATGCCAATATTATTTGACGTATCTATCACTATTCCTGTAGTAGATGAATTTGCTCCAATTTTTACAGGATGATTAGTTACACTACCAAATCTGACTTCACTATCCAACGCTCTCATTTGTATAGAAGTTGTATTCGTAGTATCTGTTGCTGTAATGGATGGAGCAGAAGCACCACTCGCTAATATATTACCGCTTACATCTAAAGCCTGTGTAGGCGTTTTATTTATACCTATCCTAGAATTTGTTGTATCTACTATAAATACATCACCACCATCACCATCTTTTCTAACTAATAATGCTTCTGTATTGTCTACGTCTATTACTTGTGTACCTTCTATTATTTCATCAAAAGCTAAACTACCCCCACCCTGTACAGTTAAATCGCCTGTAATTGTAACATCACCTGAAATAGTATTGCTACCACCAAGAGATACATTTAATCTATTATTAGAAGTATCAAGTACAGCGTTTAGTGCTTCTTGAGATGTGTGAGAATTTGCGGCTACGGAATTGCCTGAAGAATCTAGAAGTACCTTGTTTAGTACTTCTTTTGTAGTAAATTTATTTATGTCTGACATAATCTATCCTATATTTCCACCACCACCGCTTTAAAGCATTCATATAGTTAAATTATATGTCGTGAAACTTAGCCTAGATCAAGACAAATAATCAATCAATAATCTTATGTAAAACTAGCTGGAACGACTGCTCTAGTTCCTCCAGTCTTACTTCTTTTCTTTGTGCCATATTTCTTAATGGCCATATCAAATTTTCTTTCATGTCTCATCATCAGGTTCATTGCCATCTGTGCTCTATTACCATCGGATGTTTTTCCTGCACGATCCATGTACAAACACTTTTTTACATAATCTACAATGGCAGAATGATATAAATTATCAACATCTGGAGTATCTGTGATTGCTGTGACCTTATCAGGATTTCCATAGTAATGAATTAGCAAACCGTTAACTATGTTATGATCTACGGCTTGATACGCTTTTCTATCTGTTCTAGAAGAACCATCTGAATCATAACTACTAATTAAACCAAGATGATCTCCTCTAATAAAGTAAAGAGAAGTGTCTTCTGGAAACTTTAAATTACTTGAGAGTAAACCAACTCCACTTGTAGTTGTGGTAATGGTAAAACCTGTATTGACATCAGAGGCTTCTGTTACTGATCCTTTGTTTGCATTTTGTATACTTGCCGAATTAACGCCTGTTGTAGAACCATTAAAGTCATTTAAAGCACCCAATGCACTACTAATCGCACCTGCAACCGTAGATGCATTGGCATTAATGGATATATCAACTTCAACTCCAGTTTTGCCAGATAAAGATGGGTCTGATCCAGAATTGTCAACATCGATCCAAACATAATATTCTGTAACCTTAAAACCAACGTCTTTTGTGCTGTCAGCAGTAACCCCATTAATTAAAAAATATTTACTGTTTAAACTCCTACTGGAATCTGCTACTGCATCTACTTTTGTTACCTGAGAAACTAAAGCCATTATGCAGGCTCCTCTATTGCACTTTCAGATGCAATATCAAACTTTAAAGGTTCTCCATCTAAAACTCTAGGTATTCTAATGTACTCACCATCACTATCTAATACATCAACTCTATACACTTTATTTATTCCCATAGTTTGACTTGAAGAATCTCTAGCAGAATCAGACAAATCGTAATACGTTTGATTAGCTACTATATTAAGCTTTGCAGACATTGACTTTTGAGAGTATTGTCCAAGCTCATTAATAGCATCATTAATTAAAGATATGATATATGTTTCTGGTGCATCAGGAAAAACCTGTCGTACCCTACTTATAATCTGTTTTACTGTTAAAGAATGTATTGCCATTATTTCAACGCCTGTATTCCTTTATCATAATCTGCCTGTAATTTAGCCTGTTGTTGGCTATATATGTTATAATTGCGTTGATTATTTTCAAGATTTTGGGAATATTCTTGAACCTCAGAATTTACCAATGCACTGTACTTATTTAACTCCGCTAAAAACTTAGACACTAAATCGTCATTATTCTGTATGGCCGCCTGCAAGGTCTGAGCTTTGTTTTGCAAGTCCAATGCTTGATCTTGAGATTTATTAAACTTATCAACATCCGTTGCTTGAGATGCTTCTTGCTGTGCATCTGCGGCATCAAGTTGAGCTTGTCTTAACGCTACCTGTAAATCGGTATTGTGCTTTGCAAGCTGTGCCTGCACACTAGCCTGATACCTAACGTTATCTTTGTTAAATTCATTTAATTCATTTTGTATATCTGTTCTATGTGCATCAAGCAACTGATTTTGCTTTTGCAATTCTACAGATGCTAACTCAGTATCTTCATCGGTTCCTAATAAAGTATCAAAATTATTACCACTTCCAAAATTAACAGTAGTGCTAGGCTTTGTGTATGTAGGTATATCACCACTCGTATCTGCAACGGAAACTGTAGAGACAGTAATACTGCTTACCGATGTTGAACTAGCATCAGCATTAGTGGCATTAGAATATGACAATGTAGCCAAACTAGGAGCACTTGGTGCTGATGCAGATATACTTAAATCTGCTTTGATTAAGCTATTTATTTTATTTGTCAGAGACTTTATTGCACCGTAAAGAGGAACTAAATACTCATACTCATCTGGAAAATTACTTATAGATGAAGCATCAAAAGCAACTGTAGGATTGTTAACCTCTAGGTATTTACAAGTCCCTGATGCTGGTAATGCATTTAACTTTCCATTATAAATATAATACACGGGGTCTGTAGCTGTAGCCGCTATCATATCATCACTATCAGAAGCTTTACCTCTTAATACAGCAGGTATCTCACGACATGGCTGATCTATTGTCCCGTCATTTCTTGTAACGGATAAAACAGAAGAGGAATCCAATGTTTCTGCTTCGCTACCTACTGCCGTACTTGTAAAAGTATCTTCTGTTGCACATAACAACTTTAACCGTGGTGGCATAGAGTTGATAACCTCAGCCGCACCATCTGTTAAGAACTGAGTTAGCTCTGCTTGAGTAGGTGCACTGCTACCATCTATACTTAAACTTGTTAACGCTTCTACCTGTGCTTCAAATGTTGCCATGTATTACTTCTTCTTTCTTCTAGTCGTTGTTTTCTTTTTAGCTGTTTTCTTTTTACCACCACGTATTAAATCTGCATCTGCTTTTCTAGCCCCACCTTTACCCGTAGCAAAACTTCTTACTCTGCCAGCGGCCCATTGATGAGCACTGACTCCGGGTCTAGAACCACTGGAGTAGTATGCACCCAAACCTCTTGAGTACACCTTAGACAGAGTTCCTTTCGATATTCCAGAACTTTTGGAATACTTAGCAAGAACTGCGGCTTTACTTCCTCCGCTTTTTTTTCTTGCTGGTTTTCTTTTTGCTGGTTTTCTTGCCACTCTTACTCCTTTGTTTCGATATCATATCCATCATTGCAGGTGTCAATGCACCTTCTCTGTACATCTTACGTGTTCTTAATATCTCATCCTGTGTTTTCTTTTGGTTCTTAGAACCTTTAACATATTTTTTGGGTACGCCTCGTTTTGTCTTTGGTACTTTTTTAAACTTCCTAGCCATACTACTTTTTCTTTTTATTTGCCCTTCTAATCGCCTCTTTACCCTTTTTAAAAATCTGTACCTGTGTTCTCTTTCCCGCTACCTTTGACCTCTGCTCTCCAACTGTTAGTATCTGTATCTTACGAGCAAAAGGCTTTCTAATTCTTTTTACCTTTGCAACCGTTGCTCTGGCATCAGCAGGAGTTGCATATTTAATTCTTACTGTATCTTTTGGGTTTTCATCTGTGTATAACCTACGTCCACTACCCTTTGGCTTCTTACCCGTGCCAACCTTCGGGTCTTTTTTCTTTCTAGCCACTACTTCTTAATCTTCTTAACTTTACCGTTTTTTGTTCTAGCAAACTTATGGGTTTTTGTCTCTCTTATCAAGGTTCCATAATGTCTCTTATTACCCCACATCCAACTAACAGTCTTAGCCATTACTTCTTCTTTTTCTTCATCATCTTCTTTTTCTTCTTCTTCATAGACTTTTTACCACCGTATCCTGCTTTACTATGTTTCATGTTACTTTCCTTTTTTCTTTGCGTTACTGTGCACCATTTGCACTTTGAAACTTGCCATTAAGCTAGAACCTTTGTGAGCTTTGTAACCACCTCTAGGGTTCTTCATTAATTTATAACCAGCACCAGCCTTCATCCAATGATAACCTTGTGGTGCTTTTACTTTTTTATTCATTTCTTCCTCTTCTTTTTAGCTTTGTTTCTTTTGCTTATCGCCTTTGCTTTTCTTCTAGCATCAGCTTTTGAACTAGCACCCCACGCTCTTAAAGACAATAGTAAACGTGTGGGTTTACCATCTTTCTTTTCAGGGCCGGGCATATTACCCATCCTA